CGGCTAACCGGTTCCAGACCTCGCTGTCTGCGAAGCAGCAAAACCGCATCGTTGGCGGGGCTGACGTGTACATGGGTGACTTCGGCGAACTGACTGTGGTGCCCAACTACGTGCAGGCCACGGCCAACAGCGATACCGCGCTGATCCTCAACCCGGACCACTATGGCCTGGCGTACTTCCAGCCGTGGAAGACCACGCCCCTGGCCAAGACCGGGCACACCGACAAGGAAATGGTTTCCTGCGAGGTGCTGACCGTGGTCACCAGCGAAGCGGCGAACGGCAAGGTCGCCAACCTGACGCCGTAAGCCAACCAACCGTGAGGGGGGGGGGCTTCGGCCCCCTTTTTTACGCATGGACGAAGTTTTCAAGATTCAGGATTACGACCCGCAACTGGGCATCGCCACGACGGTGCACCGCGTTGAGGGCAAAGCAGTCATCCAGAAGACCTATGACGCTGAGCCTTTCATTGAAGCCGCGAAGTCGATGCGTCATGCGTCTAGCGGCGAACGTTGGGGCGAGCTGCGGCACGTTGGGTTCATCCCGCCCGCCGAGCTGGGCAAGATGATGCGCCAAGACGGTGGACTGGATCGAAAGCGGCTGACTGCGTGGCTAAAGGCCAATCCTGCGCTGGTGACGTTTGACAGGCTGCTCAAATGAGCTATTCCCAGCTTACGACCGATGTCGCTTCGTGGCTGCATCGCGCTGACATCACGCAGGCCAACTTCTCGCGGTTTACTGCGATGGCTGAAGCTCGCATGGCGCGGTTACTCCGCGTGCGTCAGATGGAAGCGCCGCTTGTCTCGACTGAGATTGACGCGGACTATGAGATTGCGCTACCTGCCGACTTCGTGGCAACAAAGGTGCTGTACTCGGTCGGATATGAGCGCACTCCGCTGACGGCTCAAACGCTGGACTACATCATGTCGCGCGGGATCGTCTACGGCATCCCAAAGAACTTCGCAGTCACTGCTGATGCTTGGCGATTTGACGGGACTTGTTCTGTCGCTGGAACGTATTACCAAGCACTCCCGAGCCTTGAGACTGACGGCACGACCTGGCTAGAGACTCTTGCGCCTGATTTGTACCTGTTCTCCGTGCTTGCCGAAGCGTGCATGTTCGTTCAGGACTCAGAGCGTGCCGCGCTGTATTCAGGTCGTGCGCGTGAGTTGCTGCAAGAGGTCAACGCCAACGACCAGCGAGACCGCTTTAGCGGCCTGCTTGTTTCTTCCAAGAGGCTCTGATGCTCACCTACAAAGAACGATACGACCTCATCAGTGACGCTGTATTTCAGCAGCGCATTCAATATGCGGCCTGGGTCACTGCGCTCGCGTTCGCCAATGAAGTGCCAGGCACTGGGAAGCGCAGGCAGTGGGCAAAGGCTGCTCTCCAAGGCGCTCTTGACACTGATGTCATGCGGCGCTTTGCAATCCAGGTCAGCGCAAACCAGAACGTTGGCGCCGCTGGCAAGAATGCCCTAGATAGTGACATCCAGGCGGCCGTTGACGCTGTAGCTTCGGACGTTGCCGGATGAAATTCCTGCCTGACGCGCCCCGCGACACTCCCGAAGTGCTCACGGAAGTTGAGGCTGTGCCTACCGTCCGAGGGTATGCGGGGAGCCCTACTGTCATCAATGGCGGCTATGCGGCGCTATCTGCTGCCTGCAATGGTGCGGCGCTCATCTTCAAGCTCGACGGCTCTATGCGGATTTTCGCTGGCACGCAGAGCAAACTGTACGAGGGATCGGGCGGAACGTGGACGGATCGCAGCCGGGCAGGCTCGTACACGACAGGCGACATCCGCTGGTGTTTCGCGCAGTTCGGCGATACCACGCTTGCGATCAATAAGGCCACCGTACTTCAGAGCAGCACAAGCGGCGCATTTGCTGACGTAGCAAACGCCCCCAAAGCGGCGTGCATGGAGACAGTCGGCGGCTTCGTGGTGCTTGGCAATACGGACGACACCGGCCTGGCGATCACTGGAGGCCCCAACGCCGATCAGGGCAACCGTTGGTGGTGCTCTCAGCTTTTTAACGCAACGGGCACATGGGCGCCTTCTGCGGCCACTCAAGCAACGAGCGGCCTTCTCGTTAGCTCCCCCGGCAAGATCATCGCCATGAAGCGGCTAGGCGATCAGGTCATTGCCTACAAGAATCGGGCAATCCATGTCGGGCAGTACGTCGGCCCGCCCGATGTGTTCGACTGGCAGCTTGTGCCGGGTGAAATCGGCACATGGTCGAACGAGGCTGTTGTCTCGACTGGCACAGCGCACCTTTTCATCGGCTACGAGAACGTGTATCGCTTCGATGGCTCTAGGCCCGTAGCGATTGGCGACGGCATCCGCGAATGGTTCTTTGCGCGCCTTAACAAGCAGTACGCATATCTCATCGCAGGCATTCACGACCGCAACACATCTACGGTCTGGTGGTGGTATCCGTCAGGCTCAAGCACAACGCTCGATAGCGTGTTGGTCTACAACTACGCCGCGGATCGGTGGGGACACGCTACCGACGCGACTCTAGGGGCGGCAGTCACGGTCTACCCCGTGCAGACAATCCAGGCGCAAATCACATACGACAACCTGTATACGTCGCTCGGCATCTCCAATCCGCAATACGACCAGATGCCGAACATCAGCTATGACTCGCCTTTCTGGCAGGCTTCGGCTCCTGTGATGGCGGTCATTCGAGATGACAAGGTGCTTTACACGCTAACCGGCTCTGCTTCTGATAGCTCGATTACGACGGGCTATTGGGGCGATCAGGAGCGTTACTCGTTCTGTGACCGTGTGCGGGCTAAGTACCGAACGAAGCCGACTGATAGCACGTTGACTCCATATGCAGTCACTGAGCTTGGGGCCGACGTGGCTACTGGCTCGGCAACTCTGAACGTGGATCGATACGACGTTTTGCAGTCGGCTCGCTGGCATAAGTTCAAGCTTGAATTTGTCGGGCCTGTTGAGGTTGAGGCGGTCACCCCGCGACTGAAGACTCAAGGTTATGAATAGCGTAACCCCTGACCCGCGTCTCCCGCTGAACATTGACAACTTGTTTCGGCTGAAGTTAGCAGACTACCTCAGTGAGTTCGCGCGTTCGATCAATCAGGCGGCGAATTTGGTGCTGTGGAAGACGGTGGCGGTATCCACTGCTTATACGGCAGGCGTCAACGATCACATCATCCGCTGCACTAGCGGGCCGTACACGGTGACGATCCCGAGCGCGTCAAGCATGAACGGGAAGCGCATCGTAATCAAGCGGGCTGATTCAGGTACTTCGACGCTCACCATCTCAAGCGCATCAGGAAACATCGACGGCGCTGGCTCAACTTCACTGACAACCGCTTGGCAATCGCGCGAGTTGTTTAGTGATGGCACTCAATGGCTTCTGGTCTAGGAAATTACATGGATGACAATCTCGGGCTCTCGCAATACGGTTACGCGCAACAGCCGTGGCAAGGGCCTTACGGCTATTACGAGCAGCAAACGCCTTTTGGTTCATTCGGCGCAGCGAATCAACAGCAGGCGCAAAGCTCGCAAGCCTTCAATCCGTACATCGGGCAGCAGACTCAGGCGCCTGGGCAGATTGGTCCTGTTGGCACTCAGTACGCGGGTTCTAACCCGTACCTTGGCCAGACGACTCAGGGTGTCAACTACCAAGCCGCGCAAGGTGCTGGTACCAATGCCTACGCTGGTGCGAATCCGTACCTTGAGGCGAGCATTGGCGGCGCTGCAAAGGACATGACGAACGCGTTCAACGATACGACAAACGCGCAATTTGACCGGCAGGCGGCGCAGTCTGGATCGTTCGGAAACACCGGGGTAGAAGCGGCTCGTGGGCGGGCTCAGAACGATCTGAGCAAGAACATCGGCAACATGGCTTCCGGCGCGCGGATGCAGGACTACACGGCGCAGCAGGGCCTAGCGGAGAACGCACTCAACCGCACGCAGGGGCTGAACCAGTTCAATGCAGGGAATCAACTCCAAGCCGGGATGGCTAACAGCGGATACAACGCGGGCGACCTGAGCCGCAATCTCGCTGGCGCGCAGGCGGTGTCCATGTTTAACGCTGGGCAGGGCAACCAGATGGGGCAGTTCAACGCCAATCTTGGGTTGGGACAAGGCCAGTTTGCGTCAACTCTCGGACAGAACGACTTGAACAGGAATAGCAATCTTGCTCAGAGTCAAGCCCAGTTCAACGCGGGCACGCTCAACCAGAACAGCCAATTCAACGCTGGGCAAGGTAATGCGCTGAACCAGTTCAACACTGGTCAGGCCAACCAGATGATCCAGAACGCGCTCAGTCGCAAGCAGAATCAAGGTCAGTTCGATGCCAACATGAACTTCAATACGAACCAGTTCAACGCTGGCCAACAGCAGCAGGGGTTCAACAACTATTGGACCAATGCGCAAAACCTGTATGGCATGAACAATTTGGGTCTGACAAACGCCAACACGATACAAAACACTCCGCTCAATTACTGGCAGCAGTTCATGCAGGGCGCGAACCAAGCTGGCGGGAATGGCGGCACTAGCTCGCAGAACAACCCCGGAAACCCTTTGCTAGGCGCCATCGGCGGATGGCAGATTGGCTCCAAGATCTTCGGAGGCTGACATGCCCAATCAATACACCCGTTACGACGCAAACGACCCGCGCGCTGTAGGGCGCGGCATCCCCGCCGATGTCCTGGCGCAGTTGCTTGCCGGGCAAGAAGTGCCTGGATGGTCAACGGCGTATGCACCAAAGACGATATACCAGGGCGGCGACGCTGGAGACTACTACGTCCCTAACGCGGGCTACACGGAAGGCCCGCAAGCCTTCCAGTACAAAGACCCAACAAAGGAGTGGTATTCGACCTATGACCCGTCCGGCGCCTTGATGAATGAGGGCAATGGCAACAACAAGATGACCACCAAGGATTACCTGACGTATCTGGCCCTAGTGGTCGGTGCTGGTGCGTTGGGTGGTGCGGGAGGCGCGGCGGCTGGCGGCGCTGAGGCTGGCGGCATGACCGCAGCGGATGCGTGGGGTAGCGGGGCTGGCCTAGGTGGCGACACACTAAGCGCAATGGGCACAACCGGCGGCAACGGCCTTCTTGGCGCTGGTAGTGCTGGCGGCGGCATGACTGCTGCCGAAGCCTGGGGCAGCGGCGCAGGGCTGGGCGGCGACACGCTGTCCGCTGGCAACGCGAACCTTGGCGCGGGCGGCTATACCTCTGCAGCCGGTGGTGCTGCTGGTGCGGGCGGAGGTGCT